AAAAAGTCATATGCAGATCCGTTACATTTTAAATTTATTGATTTTGGTCCTACAGTAAAAACATTAAACAGTATTAAAGAATCATTTAATACACAAGACTTTTCAGAGATTATTTTCCTGTCAAAATATGTAGGCGACTACAATATTACAAAATATGGTAATAAACTTACATTTGAAAATTCAGGAAGCACTCTTGTGCTGGAACGTATTACATAAATATCAGCATGAGCACTTGTAATAATTGCGGTCACGGTTCACATTGCGGTGTACCGCTTCAACGAGAAGAAAAAGATTATGACGGTAGGCTATACACAATAAAAGTTTGTAACCAATGTCGTTGTACACAATGCCAGCAAAAGGAACAAACAAATGGCTAAAGAACACTTTAAATTTAATTTTGAAGAATGGATGGCAGAAGAGTTAATCCATAGAGATGACTGGAAAGATTGGTACGAAGCAATGTGTGAAGTACTTCCTTTGTGGGAAGTAGACACAGCAGAGCGTGTGGCAATGTTTGTAGCACAGTGTGGACATGAGTCCGGCGGCTTTAGAGTACTAAGTGAAAACTTAAACTATAGCGCCAAAGCATTGAATACAATTTTCCCTAAATATTTTAGACGAGCAAACAGAGATGCAAATGAATATCACAGACAACCAGAAAAAATCGCAAACGTTATTTACGCTTCACGTATGGACAACGGCGATACTGATAGTGGTGACGGCTGGCGCTTTCGCGGTGGTGGCATCCTTCAGTTAACTGGACGTTACAACTATACACAGTTTGCAAAAGAAATGGAAATGACTCCAGAAGAAGCAGTTGATTATGTACGCACAAAGAAAGGCGCACTAGACTCAGCATGTTGGTTCTGGGATACAAACGGCTTAAACAAGTATTGTGATAACATGGACATTGTAGGTGCTACAAAACGTATCAACGGTGGTACAATTGGTTTAGATGATCGTAAGAAACATTACCTACATGCAATGGATGTACTAGGTGGCGACTTTGAAGAACCAGAAACAGATTACAATCAAACAATTAGACAAGGATCACGTGGTCCACTAGTAGCAGAAGTACAAGAAAAACTTAATATTGCTCCTGCTGATGGAATCTTTGGTCCAGGTACTGCACGTATTGTTAAAGAATGGCAGAGTTCAAACGGATTAACTGCTGACGGTATTGTAGGACCTAAAACGCTGGGAAAGTTACTAGGGTAAATAGTAGTATGTTTAGTACAATTAAAATAGCATTAGTTTTTGTTATGTTAGCAGGTGCAGGTGGCGGACTTTTTTATGTCAAACAACTGCAATCTAACCTAGAAATTGCACGACTTAACAACGCTAAGTTAGAAAGTGCTGTTGAAACAAGTGAAGCAAGTTTAGCAACACTTAAAGCAGACAATATTAGACTAAACGCACTATCCAATCAACTTAATGCAGATTTAAATAAATCAGAGCAGTACGGAGATGAACTTCGTGCTACTCTAAACAAGCACAACTTAACACACTTGGCTAACAAGAAGCCAGGACCAATTGAAAAGAGGATGCAAAATGCGACAGATAAACTTTGGGATAATCTCGAGTCTATTACTAGCGACACTCCTACTGAGTAGTTGTAGTACTTTTCAAGAGCCAGAAATTAAAGTAGTAACACAGATTGAAAAGACAACTGTGCCTATTGTTCCAATGCCTAAGCCTGTGAGTATGAACGACATAAAAATTTATGTTGTGTCACCAGAAGAAAACTTTGAAGAATTTAAAAAAGAATTTGAAGCAAAGAACGGCGGAGATGCATATGTTGCTATTAGTATCAAAGACTACGAAAACCTATCAAAAAACTTTTCCGAACTAAGACGCTATATAGAACAGCAAAAAGCAATTATTGTATATTATGAAAACGCTGTTAAGCCTCTTGATACTGACACTACTGACCAGTAGTTGTGCTGACACGATCAAGTGCGAAGCCAAACCCGATCCAAAAGTAACTATAGACGGTAAACGTAACATCGAAGTGACTCCCGGTGCAACTCTAGCCTGTGATTTTTAAAAGGTAAATAATATATCAAAAGATGTGTATTAATAATATTTTTTCTTGCTGGGTGTATTAAATCACCAATTCAAGAGCCTACTGCTAGAGCAGAGGAATACCTAGGCTTGCACGAACGTCAAAATAGACAACAACTAAAAGAACTTACAGGTGTAGACCCTGTGCGTACAGAATGGTGTGCGGCGTTTGTTAATGCTATACTAGAACTAGAAGGCATTCCAAATAACGATCATCATAAGTATCCGCTTACAGCAAGAGCATTCTTGGATTGGGGCAATTCTATCAATCCGCAGGATATAATGCCAGGCGACATTGTTGTATTTCCAAGAGGTAATCAAGGTTGGCAAGGACATGTTGGATTTTATGTAGGACGACATGCTTCGGGTAAATGGGTGATACTTGGTGGCAATCAGGCTAATAGTGTAAGATATGATTTATACGATTCTAAAAGGGTATTAGGTATTCGTAGAGGTAGCAAACTGATAAAATCAACAGGAAGTTTGCCGCCTTGGCTGGCTAAATACTAGCATATAATTGAGGGATTACTATGTGGGAAATGATTGAACAAATGGCGAGCAATCGCTTATGGATTTATACAGCATTAGCTGGATCAGTATTTGGTGCAGGATTTTTATTCTGGTTCAAAGATACAAGAATGGCAACATGGGCAGTTCGTAAGTTTGATGCCACACTAGAATACCTAGCAATACGTTGGGGTTGGACATGGTTACAAAATGATCCAAACGCTTGGCGTGTAAAATATCCAAAAATAACATCTAAAATAGATGACTTAGAAAAGCGTATCAAACATCTTGAGGGGAAAAGATAATGCCAAGGAAAAAACCAGAAGAATTAGACGCAACCCCGGCACCAGCGCCAGTTGCAGAAACTAAACCAGATGCAGTTGTAGTTGCTACACAAGATAGTACTACACGCAAAGTTAAACTAGACTTAGAAGTAGATACTAGTGTAAAAGATATGGGACCTAACCCGTATGCTAGATTAATACACTTAGCAAGAGCAATTGATGCTTGGAGAATTTTTCCAAGAATGTTTTTAACTGTATACATTGTATTATTATACAAAGTAGTAATATGGTTTATGGCATTAGATGCTCCTAGTTTTGAGCAAAGCGGACTTGTTAGTATTGTTGTAGGTGCAGGCGCAGCATGGTTTGGCCTTTATACCGGATCTAGTAAATCTAAGAAATAGATACTATAAGTAATAGTATGGACTACTATTCTACTTTAGGTGTTTCAAAAAATGCTTCTGATAAGGAACTTAAATCAGCATACAAAAAATTAAGTATGCAATACCATCCTGATCGCACAGGTGGTAGTGAAGAAAAGTTCAAAGAAATTAATGAAGCATATTCAACACTCAAGGATCCGCAAAAGCGTCAAGAATATGATAATCCTCAACCGCAAGGGTTTGGCCCAAATGGATTTGGAGGCATGGGAGGATTTGAAGATTTGTTTTCTCAGTTTGGGTTTAGACATCCCCAACAAAGACAACGACAAAATCAAGATATAGCAATTAACTATGCATTAGAATTTAAAGAAATATTTACTGGTGCAGCTGTAAATTTACAATATAATCTTCCTAGTGGAAGAATAGGTACCTTAGATGCAGCTATACCTCCAGGGGTACAAAACGGAAGTACTGTAAGATTTGCAGGTCTAGGAGACGACAGTATTGTCGGATTGCCTAAAGGAAATTTAATTCTTAAAGTTAAAGTTAAAAGAGATCCTATATGGCAAAGAGACGGAAATAATATTCATGCTACAAGACAAATAAATGTACTTGATTTTATAATAGGCACGACTTTACAAATAGTTACTCCAACTGATAGAAAATTTAGTTTAAATGTTCCTGCTGGTACTAAACCAGGAACAACTTTTAGTATAACTGGACATGGTGTACCCGATGTGCATACTAAAAGACCAGGAAATATTCATATTAAATTAGATGCAAAAATGCCAATATTAAATGAACAAGATATTAATAAAATAAAGGACATAAGAAATGGAACTAGTTAAATCACCTGACGCTTGGCTAGAAAAACAAGTAAGACCTTTTAATTTTAAAGAGTTAAATGCTAGAGAAATCTCAGGAAGAATGGCAAGCATAATGCTTTCCAAAAACGGAATAGGTTTAGCAGCCAATCAAGTAGCATTAGATGCTCAAATATTTGTAATGAGGCCGATCGAGCATAAAGAGGTAACTAAACCGTTTGCTATAATAAACCCAGAAATACTAGAAGTAGATCAAGATACAGTTTTAGGGAAAGAAGGGTGTTTAAGTCATATTGGTTTATTATTAAATATACGTAGACCAAAGAAATTGGTAGCAAAGTTTCTTGACATTGAGGAGAATGAGTGTATACTAGAGTTTAGTGGTATTGATGCTAGATGTTTTTTACATGAATACGACCATTTACAAGGCATAGAGTTTACGGACAGAGTAAGTAAGTTAAAGTTAGACATGGCAAAAAAGAAACAAAAAAAATTAATGGCAGGAGTTAATTAATGGTAGAACCATCAAAAGATTTACAATTGGTGTTTGATAAGTCAATTAGAGATGCAAAAAAATTAGGTCACGAATTTGTAACCCTTGAGCATCTACTTTTTGCAATGATGTGTAGTGAGAATTTTTACAATTTATGTAAAGGTTTTGGCGCTGATGTAGACTTTTTAAAGTCTAATCTAGAACATCATATAAAGAATGAAATGAATGAGATCAAAATTGAAGATCCTAAGCATAAACCTAAAAAAACACAAACTGTAGAGCGTGTATTAAATAGAGCATTTACACAAGTATTATTTGCAGGTCGCCCTAATATAGAATTAAGTGATGTTGCACTTAGTATGCTTCACGAGAAAAAAACACATGCACTTTATTTCTTAGAAAAAGCAGGCATTTCAAAAGCATCTTTTGCTGAATATTTACAAGCTGAATATGAAACAAACTACGAAGATGAAGAAGCAAGTGGAGCGGCACAAAGGGCACTACGAGCCTTTACAACAAACCTTAATGACGAAGTTACAAAAAATAAAATTGATCCTGTTATTGGACGTCAAATTGAACTAGATAACATTGCATTAGCAATTGGTCGCCGTAGTAAAAATAATGTATTACTTGTAGGTGATCCAGGTGTTGGTAAAACTGCTATCGCCGAAGGTATGGCATTCAATATTGTACAAGGTAATATACCAGAATTTTTAAAGGACTATAAAGTATTTAACTTGGACATCGGTGCTATGTTAGCAGGTAGTAAGTACCGTGGTGATTTTGAAGAACGCTTTAAACTTGTACTAGCAGGATTAAAAAAGCAAGGCAAAACAATTATGTTTGTCGACGAAGCACACATGATGAACGGTGCTGGTGCTGGCGGAGGAAATAGTTCAAACGATCTAGCAAACATGCTAAAGCCTGCACTTACTAAAGGTGACTTAAAAGTAGTTGCATCAACTACTTGGGACGAATACCGTAAGTACTTTGAAAAGGATCGTGCATTAATGCGTAGATTCCAGCGTGTAACAGTTGACGAGCCAACTGAATCAGTAACTAATGATATTCTTAATGGTATTAAGAAATACTATGAGGATTACCATAGTACAACTATTACACAAGAGGCTATCGACGAAGCAATTAAATTAAGTGTAAAATACCAAGCAGACAAAAAACTGCCTGACAAAGCAATTGACTTAATTGATCAAGCATGTTCTCGCTTTAACTTAAAAGCACCTGTGAAGAAGAAAGTTGTTACAGCAGAATCAATTCAATTTGAACTTGCAAAAGTAATTAACATTCCAGAAGAACAGGTTGCTGAACGTGAAACTGAAAATCTTGCACATCTTGAACACAATATTAAGAGTCAAGTATACGGACAAGACAAAGCAGTTGAAGATGTTGTAGATAAAATACTTGTAAGCCAAGCAGGACTTAAATCGCAAGACAAGCCAATTGGTAGTTTTGTATTTATGGGGCCAACTGGTACTGGTAAAACAGAAACAGCAAAAGCCTTAGCACATCATTTAGGTTCAAAACTTGTACGTTTTGATATGAGTGAGTATCAAGAACGTCACAGTGTAAGTAAATTACTTGGTTCACCTCCAGGATATGTAGGTCACGAAGAAAAAGGTGGCTTATTGATTGAGAAGTTGCAAGAGAATCCAAACTGTGTACTACTATTAGATGAGATTGAAAAGGCACACCCGGATGTTTCTCAAGTATTATTACAAATTATGGACAATGGTAAGATCACAGGGTCTAATGGTAAAGAAGCGGATGCACGTAACTGTATTTTGATACTTACAACAAACTTAGGTGCTGCTGATGCTGAGAAAAACAGTATTGGATTTGGTGACGACTTTGAAAAAGAGTACGAAGATGGTGCTTTAAAGAAATACTTTGCTCCAGAGTTTAGAAATAGACTAGATGGTATTGTAACATTTGCTAAACTAAGCAAAGAAGTTATGATGAAAATTGTTGGTAAATTCCTTGTTGAACTTAAAGACATGGTCAAAGACAAAAATGTAGTAATTAGTGTTACAGATGAAACACTAGACTATCTTGTTGAAAAAGGCTTTGATCCTAAAATGGGAGCAAGACCATTACAGCGTGTAATTGACAAAGAAATCAAACGCCCACTAGCAAGAGAATTACTATTTGGTGACCTCAAAGATGGTGGTAAACTTATAATTGATTTAGTTGACAAGGAAATATCACTTAAAACTGAAAGCAATACTGTAAGTGAAAACGTGTGAGACAGTAAAACTATTTTATAACGAATACCCTTATAAAATCGTTGTTTCTAATCCTTTATCTTCAATATTCAGAGAAAAAAATCTAGCACAGGCAAAAACTGTGCTAGATGATTTACAGCATCTTTATGAGCAACAACAGCCATTGATCCGAGCCTATGGTAGAAGGCAAGAACACCTTTCACATAAAACTTTTTTTGAAGCTAAAAATTTATATATTGAATTTTCAAAAAAAATTAATTTTAAATTACGGGTTGAAGGTAATATAATTAGTGTATACTCGCATAATTATAGTTGGTTACAGCACCTAGCAACTAAGTTTAATGCTAACGAGTTTTGGGAACCACGAATTGATATTAGTAAATTTGATAAAAATACTATTATTATAAATGAACCTAGCATATATGAATATAAAGTAACTCTAGGTGACAATGTCGATTCTAGCCTAGCAGATTGGATAATATCTAACAAAGATAAAGCAAAAGCAGGGACTGTATGCTTACAAGAAATAGCAAATAATGGATATGTTAAAGGATACTACATATACATAAGAGATGAAAAAATAATACAACTATTAAATCTATTTATTGGTAATATACAGCGGATCGACAAATTAGTCTACATTGCAAAAACTGATAAATAAGTGTATGCCAAGTAATAGTGAAACAATAATATCAAATCAAGCACACGTAGGAGACAGTACTGTACAAACTCATACGGGTGAAAAGTTCAAAGGAGACGGTTACTATGGACGTAGTGACGGTTTTCATACAGTCCAATACACAGTAACAGGATTTCAAGGTAAAATAGACATGCAAGCAACACTTGCTATAAATCCAGCAGATGCTGACTGGTTTACTATTACCGGAACTAATTTAACAAGCACAGATGACAGCGGTCAATATAATACAGGTACACATTTATTTAATTTTACAGGTAACTATGTGTGGGTAAGAGCATATATTAGTAACTGGACAGACGGTACTGTAAGTAGTGTATTACTAAATCATTAAGGAACAATTATGGAACATTATGTAACAGTAGTAATGGAAAAGCAAGAAACTAAAGTACTAGACGAAAGTGCATTTCCCATTTACGAAACATTCGAAACCGAACAAGATACAACAGTTATGCAAATACCTTTGCCTAGAACACTTGACGAACAGGAATCAAGCGAGTATGCAAACAAATTAGCAAACTATTTGTTTTCAGAAGGTTACGAAGACTTTGATATATATGTAAACGCACACGAGTCTGAAGATTTAGACGAAGTAACATTTGATGACGATGATGACTTTTATGCCGAGTACGGCGACATGTACTACAACGATGATGAAGAAATAGATGAAGCTGAATATCGTGGACGAAAAGTTAGACTTGGAAAACCAATGGCAGGCGATACTAAAAAATTTAAAGTATACGTAAAGAATCCAAAAGGTAATGTAGTTAAAGTTAACTTTGGACAAAAGGGCGTTAAAATTAAAAAAAGTAATCCTAAAAGACGTAAAAGTTTTAGAGCAAGACACAACTGCGACAATCCAGGACCACGTCATAAGGCACGTTATTGGTCATGTAGAAAGTGGTAAGCTATGAAAATATTCGAAGTAACAGAACCAAATTTTGACATAGTAGACGACACTAGTTTTTATATGCGTAATGACCCTGAGTTTTATCGTAAACAATATTTTCCTGCTATGGCTAGTATTGCTGATATGCACAGCAAAGGCAAAGATATTGATCCTAAAAAATGTTTAGGTGATATGGTCGATCATGGATGTACAAGTTATTGTAAAAAATATAATCTAGCAAAACATCCAGATGAGGTATTTACAAAAGAAATTAGAGATTCTATAATAGATAAGATATTTGCAGAAGAAATCGACGAGATTAAAAAAGGCGAGTATAAATGAGGCTAAGAGAATTATTTGAAGAACGTAAAAAGAAGGTTGTTGCAGTTATGCCAGGAGGATTTCATCCTTTCCATCCTGGACACAAAAGTTTATACGACTGGGCAGTTGACACGTTCGGTAAACCTAATGTTTATGTAGCTGCTACCGACGACACTAAGTCTCGACCCTTTCCTTTTGCTATAAAACAAAAATTAGCTGCTATGGCCGGTGTACCTACACAACGCTTTATACAAGTTAAAAGTCCTTTCAATGCGTTGTCGTATACAGGCTTACTAAGTGATCCAGAAAATACTGCATTAGTATTTGTACGCAGCGAAAAAGATCAAACAAGTCATCCTAAGCCGGATCAGATAAGAAAAAGCGATGGACAAATGGGCTACATTATAAGCTACAATGGTGAACTAGAACACGGTGCAGATATGCATGGTTATATGACATATGGTCCTACGATTGATTTTACTTTTAGTGGTATGGATATTAAGAGTGCAAGTGAACTTAGAGCAACATGGCCTGAAATGGATGATGAATCAAAAGCAAAAGCTGCAGAATTAATGTATCCAGGTAACGGTGAAACTGCTAGTAAGTTGCTTAATGATGCACTTGGTGATCCAGAAGTACCTGCTGAAAGCATACAAGAAGCTAAAAATCCAACAGTACCTCAAAAGATTACACCAATTAAAATGTCGCAACCTCCTAAAGCACCAGACGCAACAATCCCTCGTACAAGAGATGGATATACAACAGATGCAGGCATAACATACAGACAAGACAAATATGATGACAAACTAATGCATGTCAGTGACGGTGGTGGCGATTACACATTTGATGGTGCAAGACTTATCAAATGGGTGACTCCAAGGTTCAAAGGTGTTAGACAAATACACAACTTTGTACAAAGCACTATTAAAGTTGATGCTAACATTGAAATTAAAACTAAAGACGGTCCAGTTATGTTCAGTACAGACGCTGTATATGATCTCGAAGGCAATCTAAAGAATGCTGGAAAATTTAGTACAAGTAGTGCTGGTTTAGGGTTTGCATTTGGTAATGACGAGTTTAACATGGATTATATAATTAGTGATAAACTTTCAATACATGTAACAGGACATCCAAGAAAAGGAAAAGTTTCACCAGAACAAATAAAAGCTATTAATAATTTTATTCCTAAATCAGAAAAAGACGGTTTAAAACAATTGATAAACTTTGCAAACAAAGCAAAGGAAATAGGTGCAAAAGTTACTTTTAAATCTCCTGCAAACCAGGGTGCTATTCCTTTTAATCAAGGAATAAAAATGTTGAAACAAGTAGGTGGTTAATGTACACAAGTATTGATGAACTTAAGAAACTTGCTGGTGTAAACGAATTTAAAGGTTACACAGAGTACACTCTTGAGAACATCAGTGATGCAGCAAATTCAAATGCTAAAAAAATGCGTGATAAAAATATTAGACCTGGTGACCCTGAATGGTTTAGACTTTGGTTTAGTATGCCTAAGATGATGAATCAAAATATGCCTAAAGGTTTTAGAGGGCGAAAAAAATGAGATGGACTCAATTCAATGAAGGTGTAGGACGCATAACAAAACAGAATCAAACTGTTGACGTAGGCCCTAACGAAATATCTATACAAGCTGCTAAGTTTGGTAATAAGGTAGACAAAGACGGACGTCCTGCTAATATGAAGAAAAAGGTCAAAGGCTCTAAAACAAACGTATTGTTTAATTTAGGCATGACAGAATCGGTTGACAATCTATACGAAAGTGTGCTATACTATAGGCAGATGAAGGAAAATTTAGGCGAGATAGCACAGGCAACAGAAATATATGTAGATATGGACGGCGTACTTGCAGACTTTTTTGGTGAGTGGGCTAAACTAATGAAAGTTGATCATTTTTCTAAGATCGACAAAGAACACAAAATTGGTGATGCATTACAAGCAATACGAGATAAAGATGAGTTTTGGTTAAACTTACCATTGCTTCCTCAAGCAAAACAATTACTTTCAGTTATCAAACAAATTAAGGGTGAATACAATATATGTAGTAGCCCACTAGCAGACGATCCAAATTCAGAACCACACAAGCGTGAGTGGATTAAAAAGAATCTAGCATTTTTTCCACCTAAAGAAGTAATTATTACACACAACAAACCCGAATATGCAACACAACAAGACGGTACTCCAAATATACTAATAGACGATTACGGTGTAAATGTAGATGCTTGGGAAGCTGCAGGCGGTACAGCATTTAAGTATAAAGATCATAAGTTTGAACGCACAGCAAATGCAATCAAACAGCACATGCAAGAGCCTGTTGCAGAAGATAAAGAAACTAATAAAAAAACACAGGACGCAGCTACACAGAAAGCAAAACCTTATGATATGCCAATACGAAAAGATATTGCTGATTTAATAATACAATCATATCCTGAAATAGAAAAAATATGGGTAACAAGCGACCAATATGGTATTGTAGGTACAAAACTTAAAAATGGTCCTACAGTTTTAAAATTACAACGTCAATTGAAAAAGGACGGATATCCTATTACAGTTGATGGTAAAGCTGGAAAAGATACAGATAAAATGTTAAAGCATTGGCTTGGTAATGTTATATATTATATAAAGCATGATTATTTAGGAGAGTCCATTACAGAAAACATATCTGAATCTTATTTTGATCCTACAAAGTATTCAAAAAAAGAACTTGATGCAATGCAGAAAAGATCACGTGAAAGATATCGCGAAATACAACGTCAAGAAATTATACGTGATATGGAAAAATATTATAAAGATTTGCCAAAAGACAACGGCTTGGAAATGGATCAAGAAGATTTCGAAAAACGTTTAAAAAACTTTAAGAAAGATAATCCTGATTTGCCATTTGCTGTTACTTCTGTAGATGAAAATTTTGCTGACGGTAAGGAAAAAGTACAAGAAGCATTTGATAATCCTTATCCTATAACATGGGAATATTTAAAGCCAACAGGTGCCTCAAGTGCCATTGGAAAAGTTGACGATGGCAGTGCGTTAGACATTCATATTAGTGAAGATCCTGCTGGAATTTATGAGATAGAATTTGCAAGAGGCCAATCTAATAAGAATATGGGACGAACTGGTCAAGGTGATGAGTTTAGAATTTTTGCAACAGTCCAAGCCGCTATGTTAGAATGGTGGGAGCAATTAGACAAAACTAGTGCTAGAAAAATAACTTTCTATGCAAATAAAGAAGACGGTAATAGATCAAGACTTTATAAAAGATTTTTAAAGATGTGGGGAGACAAGTCTGAATGGGACATCGAAGTTAATGCTAATGTCAAACCCGGACTTGTGGCGTATACTTTAACCAACCCAACACCTGATGAACCCGAAAATGCTGCAAAAACATTGCTGCAAAGATTGTTTGGAAAAAAGAAAACAGTAGAAAATTTTGCTGACGGTAAGAAAAAAGGCAAAAGCAGACCAGGGCGTGTAAAGCGTTCAGGTGCTAGTTGTAATGGTAGTGTAACTGAACTACGTAAAAAAGCTAAAAAGGCAAGCGGTGAACGTGCTAAAATGTACCACTGGTGTGCTAATATGAAAAGTGGGAGATCATAATGAAGATATATGAGGTAATAAAAGAAGCAATGCCTGATAAACAAACGTTGGCAAAGTTAAAGCAAGATGCACAACAGTTAAAGGCAATGTCTAAAACAGGTGACGTAGATCCTAATAAAACTATTCCTATAATGCAAAATATGGCAAACCAAGCAGCTGCTATGGATATGGGTGGTATGGTATTAAAGTTCTTCCAAACATTTACCGCTGCAATCAAAAAAGGTATTGATGATGGAAGTTATGGCCCTAATGAGTTACCGCAAATGCAAAAAGCATATGATGAAATGATGGCACAAATGCCGGCACTACAAAAAATGGCAAATGACAGTAAAAAATTGGCTGTAAAATATGGTGGCGCTGGTAGACAAGATGTGGGTGAAACAGCATCAGGAATGGGTGCTTCAAGTGTTGCTACAGTGGTAGGAAATGTTGGCACTACGCAGAGTAGAACTATGTACAATGCAGACGGTACAATGAAAAACGGACTAGAATATGGCAATTTACTCGGCGGCAAAAAGAAGTCAAAGAAAAAGAAACAAGCATAAATACTACTATTAAAGTATTCGGAGATAATTATGACTAAAAAACTTAAAGAAGGCGGCTTAGGCGATCTAGCACATGCAGCTGAACGTGACCACGAAGTACAAATGGCACGAGCGGACCTGTATAAGATTGCAAAATATGCTATTAAACTACACGATATGCTTAAAACAGTAAGTGAAGCTGAAGGCATTGAAGGTTGGCAACAATCAAAAATTACAAAAGCAGCAGATTATATTGGATCAGTATACCATGCTATGGATTACGACATGAAATTTGCTGAATCTAAGAGCGCAAAAAATGTCATGAAACGTTCTAAGACAATGACTGAAGAATCATACTTAGAATCATTAGAAGCAAAAGTAGCAGGCAAACTTGCTGAATCTCAATCATTATGTTCTGAGTGTGGCAAGCCAAGTTACACAACACTTGACGAAGAAAAGCAAAAAGGCGTTGACGGCAAAGTATGCTGGAAAGGCTACAAGCGTATGGGCACCAAGAAAAAAGGTGGCAAAACAGTAGATAACTGCGTGAAGATGTAAAATGAGAGTTTCTGAAGGCATATTTGACTTTTTCAAAAAGAAAGAAAAAACAATCGGCGATAGTCCCGAATACAAAGGCTGGTTGAACATTTACCTTAAGAACCCTGATGTTGCAGCGATGCACAAGAACCACAAAGAATTTTTACAATATTTCCAACAAGCAGATACAAACGAAGGATTTCTTGATTTCCTAGATTGGTCTGGTAAAGAAATGGAAGAAGAATATATTCCGTGGGTTGAAAAAGCTCTAAACAGATATGGCACACAAGGAACAAAACGTCGAATGTCGAAAAAGTTTCCTGATATTAAACCACTTGATATAGACAAAGCAATTAACCATGTATTAACTAGAAGAGCTGATAGATCATGAGTGATTTTTATGAAATGAGTGCAAGGATGAAGGAACTATTTCCTTCTAATCCCGAAGCAGATAAAAAAGCCTTACTTGCAATGGCAGGCAATACAACACCAGTTGAAACTCCTACAGTAGTACAAGAGAGTGCAGAAGTACAACAAGGTTCATTACAAATGGACAAAGAGTATAGCATGTCTGACTTTGCTAAATTAGCAGGTATTACATTAAACGAAACACAACAAACAGGTAGTGCTGGTCAACTTAAAGGCAAAGATAAATTTACTAAAAGTAGCAAACCAGGCGGAAACGAATCTCCACACCCTGCTAGAAATAAGCTAGTAGGCGAAGATGACGATGCTTTTACAAAGGCTATAGATAATAGTTTTGGACAAGGAAGTATTGCTAAGAAAATCGGATTTAGTCCAACAGGCGAATTATACAAAGCAATATACCGTGCTATTAAAGCAGTGATGCCCGAAGCAGACGAATCAGAAATTAAAAAAGCGGCAAATGCAGCTTCAAACAGCATGCAAGAATCTATACAAGAGCGTGAACTTACAAAGCCCGAAACAAAAGAAAAAGAACGTATCGTAAAAGGTATGAAAAAGAATAAAAGCGATTTCAAGGATCGCTATGGCAAAGATGCAGAAGCAGTAATGTATGCTACAGCAACCAAAAACGCCAAAAAGAACGAATCTATCAAAGATCAGCTTCTTAAAATGCTTGACGAAAAAAAGCAAAAATAATACTTGACAAACCCTAAAAAATAACGTATAATATACTTAAATTACAAGGAGTAAATTATGAGTGAACGTACCTATGGTGCAGAAGAAAAAGCAAAACTAGAACGTCTTGTTAACGAAGGTGTTACAGTGTTGCAAGAGATCGAAGATCTAAATGCAGGTTTGAAAGATACTGTAAAAGCAGTAGCAGAAGAATTAGATATTAAACCAGGATTAATTAACAAAGCTATTAAGATTGCACAGAAAGGTGATTGGGCTCGTGTATATGACGAGTTTGACGATTTAGAAACACTAGTTGTTACAGTCGGCAAGGACAAGTAGTGCAAAAAATTAAAGACTTTTGGATCAACAGTTATAAAAGCGACAAAATTGCATTTGCATTTGAACTTGTCAGCTTTATATTTACAGTTATGGCAAGTTTGACTTTGGCATTTAATGCTAAAGACCCAAACATGCTAATTATATATCCGTTCTTCTTTGTAGGATCGGTTACACAATGCTACGCGGCTGTTCGCAGAGGCGCGGCATGGGTAATGTTACTAACAGGTTACTTTGCTGTTATTAATGTATTTGGATATGGGGTTGCAGCACTATGGTGGTAAAACCCTATCAACCACTAGCATGGTTTAGTACAGCATGTTTATTGGTCGCGGCAACAATGGCCGCATTTAATATATACCCATGGTACATTTATGCATTTATTGCAAGTAATTCACTATGGGTATTGATAGGTATTCTATGGAAAGAACGTAGTCTTATTGTTCTTAACGCAGGATTAACCGTAATTTATGTTGCAGGACTTATTCTGTAATAAGTAATACTAACGCCAATGGCAATTGCCAGGCATGATTAAGGTTAAGTTGGCCATAAGCAACGGAGAATGAATGTTTAAAAAAGAAAAGAAAGTCAAATTGACTTTTCATACCTATCACACACAACAATTGATAGATATGTTTCCCCCAAAACTAGCAGGACAACTTGTTCCAGACTGGTTTAAAACTTTAAAAGTTTCAAAAGATAAATTATTTCCGAATATGAATAGTTGTCCCGGAATGGTCGACTTATTTAAAAATACAATTAATATTCCACTATGGCAAGACATACGTATCAAATACGATAAAGGCCAAATTATTGATGTTGATGTACCAGGAGTTCCTAAAGGCGAAGAACAACATTTTGTTCAACAACATCATCCTGATCAATGGAACAGTGCTTTTAAAGGTTATACACATGTAAAATTAATGAGTCCGTGGCTAGTTACAGCAGAAGGTCCTTGCAGAGATATTCCTTTTTTAATGCATAATCCAAGTTGGCATCATACAGAACAATTAGGACGATTTAATTTACTACCAGGCGAATTAAATTTTGCGTACCAATCAGCAACAGCAGTTAATATGTTTATAGCACCTTCTTTAGGACCGAGTGAAATAACACTCGAAGCAGGGAATGTAATTGCATACTTGACTCCTTTACAACACGATGTTAAAATAGAATTAGAAACAAAATGGGTACCAGAAGAAGAATGGCGAAGTCTTATGAAGCATCACTTTACTTTTGACGGATTTTATAGAAAAACAAAAAAATGGTTAGACAGGAATAAAAAATGAGTTATGTAGATGCACATTTTGACAGAGATCAAGATATTATTCGTGTAGTAGAGCGCAAAGACGGCAAGAGGCATTATCACGAATACCAATCCAAATATACATTTTATTATGAAGATCCTAGAGGCAAGTATAAAAGTGTTTATGGTGATCCACTTACAAGAATTGTATGTAAAAACACAAAAGACTTTCGTAAAGAAGTTGCTATTAACAAAGGCAAGAACTTGTTTGAAAGCGACATTAATCCTATCTTCCAATGTTTGAGTGAAAACTATCTTAACCAAGATGCACCTAAACTAAACATTGCGTTTTTTGATATTGAGACTGACTTTGATCCAGAGCGTGGCTTTGCTGATCCAAGTGATCCGTTTATGCCTATTACAAGTATAAGTGTATATTTGCAATGGCTAGAGACAATGGTGTGTCTTGCTGTTCCGCCTAAGACGCTTACAATGGACGAAGCAAAGAAAACACTTGAAGGTATTGATAATGTAATGTTATTTGAAAAAGAAGGTGAAATGATTGACACTTTCTTAACACTAATTGAAGACGCTGATATTTTATCAGGTTGGAACAGTGAAGGATATGATATTCCGTATACTGTAAACAGAACTAGTCGTGTACTAAGCAAAGATGACACTAGACGTTTTTGTTTGTGGGGACAGTTGCCTAAAAAAAGAGAATATGAAAAGTTTGGTAAATCAGCTGTTACCTTTGACCTAATAGGTAGAGTACATTTAGATAGTTTGAATTTATATCGTAAATACACATATGAAGAAAGACACACTTACAGACTTGATGCAATTGGCGAGGTTGAAGTTGGAGAGAATAAGGTACCTTATGAAGGTACTTTGGATCAACTGTACAACAATGACTTTAGAAAGTTCATTGAATACAACATACAAGATACCGCACTACTGGACAAGCTGGACAAAAAGCTAAGATTCATTGATCTTAGTAACGAACTAGCTCATGCAAATACTGTTTTGCTACAGACCACTATGGGTGCTGTGGCTGTTACAGAGCAAGCGATTGTAAACGAAGCATGGAATAGAGGATTACAAGTTCCTAATCGTAAAAGATATGACGACGAGAACACTCAAGCTGCAGGTGCTTATGTAGCATTTCCTAAAAAAGGTTTGCACAAATGGATTGGCTCAATGGATTTGAATTCACTATATCCAAGTGTAATTCGTGCATTGAACATGGCGCCTGAAACTATTATCGGACAAATACGTCCTGAAATTTCAGATAACCGTGTAACAGAAGACATGGGGCTAAAGAAGAAATCCTTTGCAGGTAGTTGGGAAGGACGCTTTAGTACTGAAGAATATGAAGCAGTCATGGAACAACGCAGGGACATTTCACTTACAATTGACTGGGAATCTGGCGGCAGTGATGTACTGTCAGGTGCTGAAATATACAAAGTAATATTTGATAGTAATCAGCCTTGGATGCTTAGTTCAAATGGTACAATCTTTACAACAGAGTTTGAAGGTGTTATTCCAGGTATCTTAAAGCGTTGGTATAGTGAACGTAAAGAACTACAAGCACATCTTAAAAAAGCAAAAGACGCAGGCAATGCTGTAGAGATCGAATACTGGGATAAACGACAGCTGGTTAAGAAGATTAACTTGAACAGTTTATACGGTGCTATTCTTAATCCAGGCTGTAGATTCTTTGATAAACGTATCGGTCAGTCTACAACGCTAACAGGACGTACTATTGTTAAGCATATGAGTGCAGAAGTAAACAAAGTTATTACAGGTACATATGATCATGTAGGCGAAGCAATGATATATGGTGATACTGACTCTTGTTACTTTAGTGGATATCCTACACTTAAAGAACAAATTGATGCAGGACAACTTCCGTGGGATAAAGATAATGTAATTACACTTTATGACCAAGTGTGCGAAGCTGCTAACGAAACATTTCCAAAGTTTATGTTAGAAGCATTTCATTGTCCAAAGTCACGTAGTGATGTAATTGCAGCAGGTAGAGAAATCGTTGCTGAAAGCGGATTGTTTATTACTAAGAAACGTTATGCGGCATTAGTATATGACATTGAAGGCTTCAGAAGTGATACAGATGGTAAAGTAGGCAAAGTAAAAGCAATGGGCTTAGACTTGCGTAGATCAGATACTCCGGTGTTTATGCAACAATTCTTAAGTGAGCTATTACTTATGGTACTTACTGATGTTCCACAGAAAGAAGTGTTAGATCGTATTACAGAATTCCGTAAGGAGTTTAGTGAACGCCCTGGTTGGGAGAAAGGTTCACCTAAACGTGCAAACAAGATCGGACACTATCAACGTCTTGAAGAAAAGCAAGGTAAAGCAAACATGCCTGGTCATGTAAGAGCAAGTATTAATTGGAATACACTAAAACGTATGAATGGTGACAAGTATTCGCAAGAGATTGTAGATGGTATGAAAGTTATTGTTTGTAAACTAAAACAAAATCCATTAGGTTATACAAGTGTTGCGTATCCAACAGACGAACTACGTATTCCTGATTGGTTCAAAGAACTGCCATTTGACGATTCAGCAATGGCAGAAACTATT